TTCCATATATTAGGAATTATTGCAGCAATAATTACACCAATAATTTTATTATCTTTTTCTGCTAATAAAATAAATCCTGAACCAACAATTAAATTAAATAAAAGTTGTTCTATATATTCTTTGTCATTTGCTTCATTTAAAACTTTAAGTGGCGCAGCATTACGATAATTTTTTAACATTTCTATAATAAATGAAATGTCAAATTTATTACCTTTTCTTATCATGTATCTTGACCAAAAGCATAATTAATAGTTTGAATAAACGCTACTCTATTCATACTTGTGTCAGTGCTATTATAAAACTGCCATGAATTATTATTTGTATATCTGCCTGCCAATCTATTTTGCAAAATTAACTGAATGCTTGATGCGCTAATAGTAATAGTGCCAATATACCCTCTGATTTCTTCATACCATTGTTCACTAATTCCAAATGAATTTATATATCCATTAAAAAATTGATACAAACCACCAGTGCCGCCTGAAGTTAATAGTTGACCATCAGCATTAAAAAATCCATGCCACATTTCTAATTGTGCGCCTTTTATTTCTGTGCTTAATACAAGACCAAGCATTACAGGGTCTATGCCTGTCAATGTAACTGTGGTTTCATTTGCCGTTGATTTAATATCTCTAGTTGCATTTCCAACTTTAACTAATTGCCCTAATGCAGTAAATGGTTCTGAATCAACCGCCGGAACAATTATTGGTGTCGGTACTGTTGCAAAACGATAAGTTGCTGAAGGCGTAGTCATCCGCACAAAATCCGCATAACGAATTGTGTTTGTATTTTGTACTGGCGGGATATTATTCACAGTACAACCTCATACCCTCTAAATTGACCATTCCATTGAATAAAACTGTCATTGGTCATTGGCACTAATGTGTAATCAGGATAATCACGCAATACAACTGGAAATGTTATTCCTGTATAAGTAGTAATTCCTAAAGTTGCGGTTGTGCCATATTGACCAATAACAACTGGAACACCTAAAAATGTATTTGTTAAAATTGTTCTGTGAACTGGAATGCTTACAGTTGTGCCAACACCACGCAAAACATCTGCGGTTGCAATATAAGAATATCTATCTATTTGTAAAAAATCGCCTGTTTTTACAATAAATGCTGTTGATGATATTGAAGGCAAACTACCAAGAACAATAGTTTTGTTTGCTGTAGCAGCATCATAAGTACAAGCAGCAATTTGACCACTAGTCATATCGCCACGATAAGCAATGTAATTAACCCAACCAGTAGTAGCAAAATTTAAATATTGTTCGTTAATCCTATCCGCTTCACGCAAGCTAGAAAGCACTGCGCGATTTTGCGAATACAATAAATAATTCATTGGCTTAATTGTAAATTCAAACGGTTGTACCGTAAGAACTTCAGCAGTGCTTATTCGCATATTGCGTGACAGCATTTGCCCTGCAAACTTATGGTCATTAATACCAAGCGATTCAGCAACAGATAAGATTGTTTGCAGCGACATAATTACCTCGAAATTGGTACACTACGATTGGCAGATTGATATGATGCCCAAATCGCATTTTTATTTGCAGCTAAAAACTGTGTGGCTGATTGTGTATCTATTGCACTCATATTTGCAATGTAGTTACCATTAACAGTTATGCCGTTATTATTACTACCTGCCGCAGCCATTTGTTGCCATGAACCGTTTGGTATAACTGTGCCGGAAGTATGTGGCACAAATAATTCTGCACCGTTTTCACCAACAAGAGTAGGTGAATCAATACGACCACCTGATGCTGCTTTTTTACCACCGCTACCAAATAAATCGCCAAAAATATTTCCTGCCGAACCACCACCGCCACCAAAAGAACCTACTGCCGCACTAAAAATTGAACTAAATAAAGAACTTGCTTGCGCTCTTAATTGCATATAAGCCAAATCTTTAACAATGCTGCCAACTAAATCTTTAAATGAAAATTTGCCAGTTTCAACAAAATTCTTTAATGCACCTTCCATGTTAGACACTACAGATTGAAACGCCGCAGCACCTCTATCAGATGCCCTCATTGCCGCTTCAGTATATTGTTTTAGTGCTTCATCCCAACCTGCCGACCATGATTGTTGACGTTCAATAGATTTCTGCAAATTTGCATCTTCCATTTCACTTAATTTTTCAAAATAAATTTTTTGATTTACTAAATTTAAATCTATGTATTCAACTTTTTTGTCATAGATTGCTTTTGCTCTAACTTGTTCTGCTGTATCTGCTTTTTCAAATTCTGCTAATGCTGATGCTTTAGCTTCCTTTGCTCTTTGCTCAATATTTTTTAATCTTTGAGTTTGTTCAATATTTAATTTGCGAGTGTTATATTCATTTTCTGTAATTTTATATCTTTCACCTTCTAATTCTAATAATTGTTTTTCATTTAAAAATTCATCAGCTCTTATTCCTTCATTAATCTTTTGAATTTCCGTCATCTCTTTTAATAGAGCATTAAATTTTGATTGGCGGTCATAAGACTTAGCAAGCATTTCTTGAAAATCTTGCTCTAATTCTTTTGCCTTTTCTGCTTCTTTTTTTCTTTTTTCTGCTTCTTTTTCTGCCGCAGAAGTTTCAGAACTTGTTTTCTTTTTGTATGCGCCTGTAGTTGGCGTTACAATTTTTAATGGTTCTACTTTTTTGCTTTTAGGTGGAGCATGATAAGTACCAACAATTGCGCCTTCTTCTCCGGGAAATCCTCCCATTGCTGCACCAAAATCAATTTCAGTGCCGCCGCCTGCTGAAACGTGTTTCCATACATTAACTAAATCAAAGGCATGATTAACAAGTATTGCAAATGGTTGAACCATTGTTTGAACAAGCATTGAAATATTCTTCATTGCTTTTTCAATGTTGCCCCATGCTTGTGCATTATCTTCAATAGCTTTAGCAAGACCGGGGTCTGCTACTCTTGAATATTCATCAGCAAATGTTTTCCAATCAACGCCTTTTGCTGCTTTACCTAAAAGGTCTTGAGCTAATGCGGTGCGTTTAGTTGTATCTTCAACTTTAGATAATTCAAACGCTACACGTTTAAACATATCTTCTAATTTAAGCGAATCAACATCTTTACCAGATATGCCTAATTTTTTAAAAGCATCGCGCATACCTTCTGCGCCTTCTTGTGCGCCTTCTTGTGCCGATGCTAATTTTGAAAGAATGGTTGTAAAATTATCTGCTTCACCACCAGATGCTTGTAATGCTGATTTTGCTGCAAGCAAAGATTCAACAGTTAAATCAAATGCTTTTGCTGTATCAGATATTTGATCTGCTTTTGAAAACGCATTACCTAAAAGCAAAGCAAATCCTGTAAGACCAACTACACCTCTGCCTATAGTTGTCATTAAATCAGCCGTAGCTTGTTCTGCAAGCCTAATTTGTTTGCGTGTGTTATATTCAAATTCTTTTGTTTTGCCTGTAGCTTGATCTATTCCTTTAATAAACTCGGAACTATTTAAACCAAGAACTACACCAAGCCGCGCAATGATTGACATAATCTAACCCATGTATGTACTACGATATTTCTGCAAAAGTCTTTCAATTTCACTTTTAAGAATTTTTACAACGTCATCTTGTTTATTTTCTAAAGCAGGGCGCAAGAATGGTCTAGCTGCCATACGCACAGTTCCAAATTCTCTTTGTACTGCTGATGCAGATTTTTTACTTAACCCTCTAACATCAACTCCCATATTTTTATTTTTTGTTCCGTACTCAACAAACATAGCTCTGCCATCTGAAATATCTCCACCTTTTAATATTGCAGATACAGTAGCAATAACAACATCGCCTTGTTTAACATATTTTGATCTTAAATCTTTTGGTCTAGTTGGTCGCGCTGTAACTTTAAGAGTTCTTTGTAATTGCCCTGTATCTAAACCATGATTAGGATACAAATTATCTTTTGCTGCTTGCAATACAACTTTCATAGAATTTTTTGTTGCAGTTACTAACACATTTTTTCTAACGTTTGATGCGCCAAATTCTTCATCCATTTGTTTTAATAGATATTCAAATTCAGCAAATCCTACAAGACTAGTTTTTCTCATTTTTAAATTTATCCTGTGAACCCGGCATCATAGAAATAAATGCAAGCAATTTATTATTTACATCATCCCGCTTTTGTTCTTCAGTTAATGGAGCATAAATATAATCATAAGCTAATCCAATTACGTTTTGTAATTTATATGGTTGTTGATTTTGCTGCCTAATATAATTAAAGACACCCGCAGTTAAACTACCAATAGAATTTAATAATTGTTTGTTGCCAATAAACCCATCATTTAAAGCAATCATTACTAATCTATAATCATCCTCGCTCATTGCATCTGGATTTGCCCCATGCGCTAACATATACGCACGAGTTTGCAGGCGCAATGAGCCTATTAGTTTTTTCTTGTTTCCTCGTAACCGGGAGCAATTACTTCACCAATTTTTCTTGATACTTCTAATTGAACTGAAAAAGGAAATTCAGTTTCAATTTCTTCATAAGTTAATTGCGTCATATCCGCGCCTTCAATTACAGGCACTAGCAATTTAAACATCTCAACAATACGAGCATTTGTTTGCGCGGTAAGCTGCGCCATTTCTTTAATTGATTTGTCGTTAATAATTACATCATCATCTAAGAATTTAAAACTTTCACCTTCTAAAGTTTCTTTTTTTTCTAGCAATGGCGCACTTAATTTTTCATAATGACTTTGCCATTCAGCATTTTTAATGCGTGTATTCATTTCATCAAACTCAGAAGCAAGAGGTACGCGAACGCGCAGCTTTTGTCCTGCCATAATAAACTCACGGATTCTTATGTTTTCAGTATTAATTCTTAGAGATTCTGATAGTTTCATGTCTTATCCTTTTTTAATAATGCCTATGTAGATTTCGTTATTAAGCTTCACCACATAATCTACTATTTCTTGTGGTGACATTTTGTCTGCGTGATTAGCTGCAATGGAATGAGCCAGTGCAATGCCTGTCAGCTTTTGTTGTGGAAAACCGAACCAACTCTTAGGAGCAACTAATGATTGTTCTAATAAATAGCCTAACAGATCGTTGCTTGATTGAATATTTGTTGTCATATATTTTCATGTAAAAAAGCCCCCGAAGGGGCATTGTCTTAGGTATTAGACCAACCGTATTGATTGCCTCGAGGGTGTATTGTAAAGACGCATTTAGCTTCAGCTCCGGGGTCTGCCTGTATTTGGAACTCAGATACGCGACCGTTAAAAGCATAAGCCACAGTGCTTGCACCATCCACCGCAGCAACTACAAACGTGCGATCAATAATGCCGCTATAAGCATCACCACGAATTAGCAACAATGCAGCATCTGATGGATTCCATGCTGCGGTAACTGACAATGATGTAGGCGCAGACTGTACTGGAATTTTATCTGATTGGCGTGAGCCTGCTACTGCATAGTTTACTACGCCATCATCTTGACCAAACGCAGGTATAGATTCAACAGGAACTAATGTACCTGCCGCGCCTGTACCGTTTGCAGTAGTGCCAACAATAGTAGCAACTTGTGATGCCCATACTGACAAATTTGCTGTAGTAAGCGTTGTTGGATTTGCGCCTGTTTGCATCCATAGTGATGCTGAAAATCCGGGCAATACTCTATTTGGTGCAGCCATGATTAATTTCCTTTATACGTTGTTAGACCAACCATATTGGTTGCCTCTAGGATGAATAGTAAATACACATTTAGCTTCAGCACTAGGGTCTGATTGAATTTGAAATTCTGATACGCGAGCATTAAATGCGTAGTAAACAATATTGCTACCATCTACTGCGGCAATGACAAATGTGCGATCAATAATTCCACTGTACGCATCGCCTCTCATTAATAGCAACATTGAATCAGATGGATTCCATGCGGCAGTAACAGATAAAGATGTTGGTGCTGATTGCACTGGTATCTTGTCTGATTGACGCGAGCCTGCAACCATGTAATTTACAACACCGTCATCTTGTCCAAATGCAGGTATAGATTCAACTGGTAATTGGTTTCCACTAATAGCAATAGCAGCCACGTTACCTAATGTAGATAATTGAGCAACTGTTAAAGCTGTAGGCGTTGCTGATGGTTGTGCGTAAAGTATCGCAGCAAATCCGGGTAACACTCTATTTGGTAAAGCCATAATTTAATTCCTCGAAAAAGTTTAAAATTCTGTCTTATGTCGGAATGTCCATTGTGCAATCAAGATAAATGGAATGTAAATTTATGTCGTTTTCATAAGTATTGTATAACCAATCAATATCTATCTTACTTACATAAAAACCATTTACCCCACCAAACTGCCCACTGTATCCATGCAACGCCTGTATTATCGTATTAGCTATGCCGAACGCATCTTGTAATGTGCCTGCATAAATATTGGTTTGGAATATAGGTCTATCTATACCCTTCACCGATTGCGTAGTACCTGTATAAACTTCTTGATGTACGTTACGCAAATTCCACGTTATAAACTTTTGTTGTGATGCAAAATTTCTATTAAATGACGCATACACTGGAACAGGACTAGCTGTAGTAGTTAACTGTGCCTGTATAGCTGTCGCATAATTAAGTACATTATTTTGTGATGCCATAGTTAAATCGCCGTTGATGGGTCATTGTGGTAACACAAAAATGTAACGTGCATCCTATCATCTGACTCAACAGGGCTATCAATTCGCCAATCAAGCCCACGCCATACAATAGAGTATAAATTTTGGTTGTCGTACATATCGCGGGTATATGGCGTAAAGTTAAACACCATATAAATTAAACCTGTGTAAACGCGATATTTGTCTGTAATCTTTAAATCATTTTTAACAGTTTTTATTTCAGGTTTACTGTTAAATTTTAAAGTTTTAGTTGTAACTGGTTCGCCATATTCATTTGTAACAAATGTAAGGTCATAAACATTTACATCTTCATATCTTGCTATTCCCATTACATCACCAATGGTTTATATGGTCTAAGCAATGTATCCACACCTAATGGTATCTGCGCCAATTGCCCAACCGTATCACCAACTGCGGAACGGTTATTGTATAAATGCGTAAACCACAATAAACCCGCTTGTTTAATAACTGGATAAGTTGCCAATGATGATGCCGCAAGCGTATAAGTAGCAATGACAGGTGAAGTCATTTGCGGATTAATTGATGTCGGCAAATCTGTAACAATTATCTTTTGCCCTGTAGGGTCATAATAATAATTAGCTTGGTTTACCGTAGTTAATATTGTTGGCGTTGCATCGTTATAATAAGCAACCGAATTAATTGTTACTCCACCTTGTGATGTTTCAGGCAAATCAAGTGACAGTGGTGAGCCATATAAAGCAGATGCACCATAATAAACTTTGTATTGAACGCTAGTAATTGCAAGACCTAAATAATCTTCAATCGCCATTCGTATTGCTAATTCCAATGCAGTTAAATATGTGTCTTGGCTCGTGTCAGAATACAGGTTTAATTGATTTCTAATTTCAGTAAGCGTTAACCACGCAGTCGCAATATTACGGTTGGTTTGTTCAAACCAATCATAATTGAACGGATTGCGTGTAGGCGCAAGCTGTACAAATCCTAAACCTGTTTCTTGAACTGGCATAATTTTTAAGTTTCAATAGAACGAACGCCTGCAAATGGGTCACGAACTGTGCTTACCATACGTTTTTCGCCATACATTGTCACAAAACCCGGAGCCGTTTGTTCCATAGCTTGTATAGACATTTCTTCTACATCAGCAATAGTTAAGAATCTAGCCCAATCAGCTAAGTAAACAGATTTGTTTCCTACTGTGCCAATGGGACTAAGATAAGGATTTGGTATTACAGGGAATCCAAATACATGAGTTAATGTACCTGCATCATCTTCACCTGTTTCTAAAAACGCATAACTTGAACCATTGCCGCCGCCGCCATGAACGTAATTACGCAAAGCAACAATTGCTGTTGGGTGCATCATCCATGCAGTAGTTGGTGATGACCAATATTGACTAGGCAAAGCATTAGCCATATCAACTAATGTTTCATGTTCTAGTGAGCCGCTTGTATAACCTACAGTTGCTATAGTGTGACGACCGTTTGTAATTGCTGTGCCACTTGTACCAAATGCGGAAACTGCGCCTGCTGCACCTTGATAACTATTTAAACCACGCAGACCATAAATGCCACCAGTGCTTGTAGTTGTGCTGCCTGCTTGATCATTATTTAGTCCCATAGATGCCCCTTCTAATTGAGCAAATTCAAGAGCTAAATCTTCAATCAATTCTGCTTCTAATCCATTTACGTCAGACAGAACCGCAGTACGAACTGGAAACTGAGCAACAATTACTCTAGTAGGCAATTGCCAAATGCTAGTGTTAATGTTTGGAGAACCAGTATCAGGAGTAAATGTATAACCCCAAGGATTCGTACTATTAGCAGCATTACCTGTCTTTGCAACAAATTGAACGTCAGACATATTTGGCGTTTTAATATTACGCGCAAATTTTCTAAATGGGTTTGCATAACGATACGCAGCAAACACATCATCAAAATATGTACGACCACCAACGCCTGAACCACTGCCAGTAAGTGCCGATGCTTCACGCAAATCAATGGTGACTTTATCGCCTGTTTCAAGCGTCTGTTTAATACCTGCAATGATTTTTTCGTTGGCTTTCATATATTCCATTCCCTAAACAAAAAAAACCCCTACCAGTACATTCTGATAGGGGCAACCGCTATTAGGTTGATGTGCCAGTTGAACGATAACGAACGCCTGCAAATGGATTTACAACAGAAGTTGCTAGACGCTTCTCTCCGTAGAAAGTTATAAAGCCTGGCAATGTCTGATCGTATCTACGCAGAACCATTGACAATCTATCTACGATTGTATGGAAACGTGCAAAGTCAGCAAAGTACATTGGGTACAAGCTGTTTGTGCCTGCGCTACCAGTGGTTAATTGTGATGGTGTGTCAAGATATTTATTGACTGCAACATCAAAACCAAGCAATGAACCAACAATACCATCAGTACGTGCCAAACCATCAATAAAGATTGGGCGTTTTTGATCGTCAGTTAAACCACGAATCTGTTGTAACAGAACTGGGTTAATGATGAACTTAGCAGTAGGAGTCCAGTATTCCTGTGGCAATGAATAGATGAAATTAACTACGTCTTTGTACGTAATGTTTGCCGCGCCGACCGTGTTAGCGTTGGTAGTGAGTTGGTCATAAGTAGCAAGCGAATGCAAGCCACTAGTAGAACCAGTGCCAGAAGTACCAAAGGCAGCAGTAGTAACTGAACCACCTGCATAAGTAGCTGCCGCGCCTGCGTACTGATCGAGACCACGAAGTCCATTCGTTCCACCGTATGGGTTAGTACCAGACTGTGCAGCCTGATCATTATTTTGAATCATTGAAAGTGCTTCTGACTGACTGAATTCAAGCAGCATGTCTGAAACAACATTAGCTTCTAAGCCATCAATATCATCTAATGCTGCGGTACGGATTGGGAACTGTACGTTCAAATCTTGCAAAACTAATTGCCAGATGTTTGTATCTTCAGTAGTAGCTGCACCATTGTTCTGAATAGTGTAACCCCATGCCGCGCCTGCATTGCCTACCTTCGCTCTAAATTGATATGAAGAACCATCGGTAGCAACTTCGCGAGATATACCACGCATTGGATTAGCTAAACGCAGTGGAGCAAATACAGGGTCATAAGCAGTACGACCACCTTGATTGTTACCGCCACCTGTCAGTGCTGATGCTTCTTTTTGGAAAGCTTCATACTGTGCAGCATCTTCAAACAGTTTAACTTCTTTTTCTACGCGAGCATTTGATTTGTAGAATGCGGAAAGTTGTTCAGCAACTTTACGATTTACGTCAACCATAATGCCATTGTTTGGGCGAACGATTGCAGGCGTACCAACTTGTGCAACCTTAGCTTCTAGTGCAGAAACTTTTTCAGCAAACTCAGCTTTAGCTGCGTCAACTTGTGCAGTAGCTTCAGCAATTTTTTCAGTAACCATTGCTTCGGTTTCTGCTTTAACTTTAGATTCAATTGAATCTAGCTTTTCAGTGATTTTGTCTAACATGATTGTTCCTATTAAAATTAAGATAAGCGTGCTTCTAAAGCCTTGAGCAAATCTCTTTGTTCAAGATACTCTAAAAACTCTTTTGCCGCATCCGATTCAGCATCGCGCATCTCGGTAGTCGGTTCGACATTAACCGTTTCAACATCACGTTTTGCGGTTGCCTTGCCAAAAATGGACGCGGCAGTAGTCGCATCCTTTTTAGAAATCCCCGCATCACGCAGAGCTTTCTCAAATACTTTTAAATTAAACGAACCATCTTCGCGGAAATATTCTAGCTTGCTAATATTTGCCATAGGATTGTTTGGTTGCATGACAATAGATACTTCAGATAAGCCGCCTTTAGTAATGCTAAAGTAACCTTCTTCATCAGCATCTATGCCTTTATCTAGCATATTGCCTTCAGCATCTACCATCTCATATTCATCTGCATAAGCACCAACAGAAACGCCGCCTACCATCATTGGCGATTCTTTCATGATTGTGTATAAGTCTTTACCTGCCGTAGTGTTTGTAAAGATGTTGCCTTTACCCATCATACCTTCATCGGTAAATTCAAATTCATCCCATTGACCAACAGGCATTGATTGATCGTTATGCTGAAAATACATAGGAAGTGGCTTACCAACCGCAGCAAATTCTTTTGCCCATTCTTTAAATGGCGCAGGTTGATAATTAAATCTACGACCGTCTGCGCCTTCTCGCGCACCCCAAGTCGTAAGCATGGCTTCAATTTTGCCAGTGCTATCAGAGGATTCATCAGCAGATATGCCTAACGCAACTTGAGATTCAAAAACAAACGTGACATTTTTAGTCATGGAAAATCACCTTTTTTTGTTTCATGCCATCAGCTTGCACTGGCTTTTTAATACGTTTATCCGCAGCTTTTTTTATTTTGTCGGCAATCTGTTTTTGCTTTGATTGCGATTGATTTGGTTTCATGCTTTGCCTGCTCTGCCAGTCTTACCAACTGAACTGACATTGCCGCCGCCGCCTGTATCTTGTGGTGACGAACCTGCAAGAGGTTCTTGTTTGCTGCTAGATTTATTTAAACTGTTGGCAATACTATCATCAATTTCTGGAAGCCCCAAGTATTTTCTTGCTTCATTTGCTGTGAAAATTCCTGCATTGACACCCGCGACAGAATAATTCATCTGGTCAATTGGTGCGCCCTTTAAAAAGTTTTCCGTTTGGAATTGAATATATAAGTTTGGGAATCCTTGCAATAAACTCATTTTTAGCTTCTGTTCTATATTTGTAAGTAATGGCTGCATTGTGCTTTTATAGAATTCATCTAGCATTGTTTGTGTGTTATTAAACTTTGCTTCGCCTACACTAATCATTTGTGGCGGTACACCAAACACACCACATATTCGTTTCATGGTTTGTTCTTTAAGTGCAGCTACATCTGCATCCTGAATTGTAAGCATATCAACAGGCATATACTTCATGCCATTATCTAGCAACATACCTTGACCTGGTTTTGATGGGTCTGTAGGGCGTGAGCCTGTTAATTGCGACCAACCTTCTTTTAATCGCGCAGCAATTTCTTTATATTTTGAATCAGGAATAACTTGGTCAGTAACAAATAAACCAGATGGCTTTGCGCCGTTTTGCATTACATAGTTTGCGTATAAATCAATATCTTGGTCTAAGCCTATTAACTCTGCAAGCAATGTACCTTTATTCCAACCGCCTGAACCCTGCCAACCCATTTCCATTAAATGTATTACCTGCCAATAATCTAATGGCGTATTCTTTGAGAACCCGTAACTAGGAGATGACAGCACATACATTGGGTAACGTGTTTCAGTTAACTGTGTAGTAATTAAAGTTGCATCTAATACATACATCTCTAATGGCGTTTGATCTGGTTTGTTTTGATCTTTGCGCCATAGCACTGTGTAGCATTCGCCTGCCATATCTAGCCACATAGAGAACTGATACCAGAACTCATACTGGCTTTGAAAATTGTTTGGGTTTGCTAATAGGTTGTAAACTTGCCTAGCTTTAATTTTATCTCGCGCACCAATTGATGGGTCATGACAAGCATTAACTAAAATGTCTTTATCGTTGTATGCCATTATCTGTACAGGCAATTGTGATAACGCCCTAGCCTTAACAGCAAGGCAAGCCATGACTGTACTGTTGCGTGACAGCACCGACATATCCACAGTGCGCCCTGCTTGGGTTGCACTAGATGTGGTGACATATAGCATTTGCTGTAATGCTTGTGCCGCACCTGTGTTACGCAGGATGTTATTACCGAGCGCAGTCTGCCCAAATAACGTATTAGATTCTTTTTGGTTCTTATTTTTTCTTGTAAAAATATCTAGTACGCCCATGATTTACCCCTCAAAATGTACGAAATCCATAACTTCCATGACTGACAGGATGATCTAATGAACAGTGCATGGCAATAATTAGCGCAATAATACCATCAACTTTCGCACTTTTATCAGCTTCATTCTTACGAATCTTTATGTTTCCGTTTACATCTTCGTACACTTCGCAATTGCCTAGCTGCCATCCTAAGAATGGATTACCGTCATGCTTTATATTCTTGCCTAAAATTAATTTCTCTAAATGCTTTGATGGGTTGTTTAATACCGCCATGCCCTGACCAACTTTTTTAACTGGCATAGCCTCATCATGTAACCGCGCAACTAAACTTGCAGCATTGTAAGCATCGTAACCAATTTCTTTAGGGTCATACACAAGAGCAATTTCTTTAATGTAATCACTTATCTCTCGGTCATCCATTACATTGCCTTGCGTTAAATGCAATATGCCTGACTCTCTAGCGTTCCTAAAAATATCTTGGTAGTGTTGCGGTACATGTTGCAAACCTTCTTCAGGCAGGAAGAATTTAAACTCTGCATAGTAGTCATCTTCATCATATCTTTTTAATATGCAGACAGCATTTAAGTCGCGGGTTGCCGCTAAGTCAAAACCTATAAACACGGCTTCAGGTTCACGCTCATCTTTAGGCGCAACGCACAAATCCCAATGCGACCTATCTATCCATGCAGAGTTTGCGCTTACAAATACATTAAGGGTTTTACAAAGAAATTCATTTAGTGTGGCAGGCTTATACTTAGCCTCATCTGCCCTATCTATAATGGCTTGTTCAAACACAGATATGCCGTGCATAGGGTTAGCTTTTGACCAAGTGCGCGGGTCGCGCCAATCATCATGTTGGTCTAGCCCATATAGCAAACCAAACCATCTAGGATTATCTGGAGCTTCACCAGATAGCATGGTCTGAAGCATGAGCATATCTTCATGAAACTTAGTGTCTTTAGTAAAGCTTGCAGTGGTAATGTAAATGCGTAGTGGGTTCTTTCGCGCCACCATACCAGAATGCAAAACCTCAATTGCATTACGTTCTACAATCTGAGCTGCCTCATCAATAATGGCGCAGCTTGGGTTTAAACCGTCACCTGTTTTTTTAGTATCACGCGACAATGCTTTAAACATTGATTGTGAATCGCCTAGCTTTGTAATCTGATGCCTTTGTACGTTATACAACTTTTGTACATCTTGCGGCATGGATTCAATTAAACCCATAGCACTGGTAAAGACAATGCTCGCCTGTTCGCGGTTAGTAGCAAGGGTATATACCTCTGAGCCTTTTTCGCCAAACATAAGCTCATACAAACCTATGACTGCAATCAGTGTGGACTTACCTGCCTTGCGCGGAATGAATACAATGACATCTGACACCATGCGCTTAGTGTTATCTTTCTTAGCCCAAAAGCCATATATAGCGCAGATAAGAAATATTTGAAAAGGCTGTAGCACTAAAGGCTTGCCTGCATCAGCACCTTTAGCGTGTTTAAGAAAAGAAGTAAATTGAAGAAAATGGTCAACGGCTTTAGGTATAAATTCCCATTCCCATTCTTTATTTTCTATTTGATTAAGAAACCGTTGGCAAGCAAGCAATACATTTCTGCAAACTTCTATCTCACCTTTCGCAACTTGGTCTGCATACATTACCCCATCTTGCCATCGCATTAATGATTCCAACCTTTTAAGAAATCACCTAATGCGGAACCATCTTCTAATTTGTTTGCAGCTAATCTGCTCTTAGGAGTAAGTCCTAATTCGTTCATAATCTTAATGGCATTCTTCATTGCTTCATTAGCAACTGATATGAATGGGTTAGGCGCAAGGGTTTTTCCATTATTTATTTTGACAACTAACGGATGTTTATCTTGTTGCGATCTTGCATCAATGTAAGTTTGCAACTGGTCAGCTAACATCATTAGCGTGTGCCTGTCTTGTTCAGTGCCAATGCCGTAAACGTCATAAAGGTATTGCGCTGTTTCATCTACAAACCTTTGCTTACTAAAAAGCTCTGGCTGACTAGCCCATTCAGCAAACGGTATGCGAGCTTTTAAACTCTCAGGGATTGCCACGCCTGCGTTTACGCCCTTTGTGCCATGCACTGCATGGACTTCTGATGGTAGTTTATTTTTTGTCATGGTATCCTTTTATTAACCACCCCCCCTACGT